ACACAGAGTTGTGGACGTCATTACAAAGCTGGGAGGCAGCTGTATCATTGGACGAGAAAATCACCAAGATGGAGGAATTCATCTCCACGTGTTCGCTGATTTCCGACGGAAGCTTCGAAGTCGAAAAGCTAATTTATTCGATGTGGACGGTCGCCACCCAAACATTGCACCTTCTAGAGGAACACCAGAAAAGGGATACGACTATGCAATCAAAGATGGCGACATTGTGGGCGGAGATCTCAAAAGACCAGAACCTCGCCGAGCTGGAGATGGCTCGACTATGGAGAAATGGTCTGAGATTACGCGTGCAGAGAATCGAGAGGAGTTTTGGGAACTGGTCCACCGACTGGATCCCAAGAGTGCTGCGTGCGCTTTCGGACAACTCAGCAAGTACGCCGACTGGAAATTTGCGGTTGACCCTCCCGATTATGAGCACCCAGCCGGAATTGAATTTTTTGGGGATGATGTGGATGGACGACATGATTGGTTACAACAATCTGGAATCGGATCTGATGAACCACTCGTAGGTAAGTTGTTAGCCGACGACTCCGGGTTCGGCTACCACTATCAGTCGCGACCTGCGCTTCGCTCCGGGGCTTCTTCTGCTCGCCGAAGCCCCTCCACGTCTACAAGTTCATATACTGACTCTGCTAGGTAGATGTAGATCCCTATGCATATACGGTGCTACAAGAGTGGGAAAAACTCTGTGGGCTAGGAGCCTAGGCTCCCATATCTACTGTGTGGGCCTCATTTCAGGCACCGAATGCATGAAAGGATCTAAGGCCCAATATGCCGTATTCGACGACATCAGGGGTGGAATCAAGTTTTTTCCTAGTTACAAAGAGTGGCTTGGTTGCCAACAGTGGGTCACAGTTAAATGCCTTTACAAGGAACCCCAGCTAGTTAAGTGGGGTAAGCCAGGCATCTGGCTGAGCAACACCGACCCACGCCTAGAAATGATGCAAGCAGACATTGATTGGTTAGAGGGGAATGTGGATTTCATTGAAATAAATGAGCCTATCTTTCGTGCCAATATATCGTCGACTCGCAGTTCAGATACAGATGATCAACTGCAGCAGTAGTGTCTGCAGTATTACCCTGAAAAGTATCAAAAATAAAAATATTTCCCATCGTATTCCTCTGACTGTTCGAAAACATTCCCGATGTATCAGCAGACCCAATCTCTCCCTCATCATACTTCATCGTCTCGTTAAGAGGGATCCACTGCTTAACCTGCTTAATGACTCCTGCGCCATTGGTGGGGTTAAAGATCCTCGTCTTGTCATACCGAATCTTTACTTGTGACGAGTCAGTCTTGGCGATCCACCTATCCCACCAATCAACATTCAAAACACCACGATAGAGCAAGGCTTCCAATGACTCCTGCTCCTGAGTGGTCAACACTTTGAGTGGTCTGCCGTAAGTTACGACGCCCTCATAACCAAGAGCGGGGTCGGCCTCAATCCCTCCCTTGTCGGTCGCATTCGTACCCGCAACGTACTTATAAACGGAGATGAACTCCGCACTAGGCGGTGAGCTCATTTCGAATATGATTCGACGCCACCGGAACGGTTCACCGGATGATGTCCGGAAAGTAAACTGCTCCTTAATACCCTTGTAGAACACCGTGTCAGATGTCCTAGCGGAGTCATAATTCCCTGGCGCAGATGCGCGGTATCGCGCAGTTGGGCACCAGAGATACGAGGATGGCGTGACCATCTGCGCATTCTCTAACCCTGGCTCATTTGCGGTCGACGGCCAACTTGCCATGTTGTCCCGCTTTTTTGTTGACGCCACTTCCAAGATTTGCTTTTGAAGACGCTTTCTTGGCTTCGCCACCGTGCGCTTCCTCCATGATTGCGTCCTCCCGTATGAGCGACGGGGGTACGACCTGCTTCTTGCCCCACCATACGCCCTTCCGGTCGATTTCCTTGGATACCTTCGCGTAAAACGAGTTTTGTACGACCTTCGGTAAGCCATCTTTCGCCATGTTGCCTAAAGACAACCTAGGGGGTAGGACACGTATAAATACTCGGACTGTGTCCTGTGTCCTGGGCTATAATATTAGTTTCGCCCAGGACACTTCGGTATGCCATTCGCATTCAACGCAAAATATGCGTTGCTCACCTACCCCCAATGTGGAGACCTCTCACCACACAGAGTTGTGGACGTCATTACAAAGCTGGGAGGCAGCTGTATCATTGGACGAGAAAATCACCAAGATGGAGGAATTCATCTCCACGTGTTCGCTGATTTCCGACGGAAGCTTCGAAGT